CAAATATCTATGCTTTCAAAACTCCTATCCATATTCGAGGAGCACTTCTCTTTAACCATTACATCAAGGAAAAGAAATTAACAAACAAGTACTCTCTGATTAATAACGGTGAGAAGGTAAAGTATATTTTTCTGAAAAAACCAAACATAATTCAGGAAAATGTTATTTCTTTCATTCAAGATTTCCCCAAGGAACTTGGTCTTGACAAATACATAGACTATGAACTACAATTTGAGAAGAGTTTCGTAGAACCATTGAAGTCTATTCTCGACTCTATTGGATGGAACGTAGAAAAAACTGTAAACCTTGAACTATTTTTTGCCTAATGGATCTACCTATTAATGATAAAGAACTCAATACAATTGTAAAGGCACTTGGATTTGGTGGAGATGCTGCTCTGTATCATAAGCTTAAATTAGTTAAAGAACTTAGGGACCAAGATTTACCCTATAAAGAAGTATTACGTGAAGAGTATGGGATAGTGATTTAATGGCGATGGAATTGCCTATAACCGAGAAAGAACTCGAAATAATAATTAATATGTTAAAGGGGACACAACCTTCCCTTTATGCTAAACTATGGTCATACAAAATGAATTACATTATTAGGAACAAGGAGAAGAACAATGGACTTTCTTAAAGAAATCGTAAAAGAAGTAGGTGGGGAGTATACAAAACTAGCATCAGACATTGACGAGACGGAAACTTATGTTGATACGGGTTCATATATTTTTAATGCACTGGTTTCAGGTAGCATATTTGGCGGTGTATCTGGGAATAAGATTACTGCTATTGCTGGAGAGTCTTCTACTGGAAAGACTTTTTTCTCTCTCGCCGTGGTTAAGAACTTTCTTAATAATAATCCCGATGGTTACTGTCTCTACTTTGACACTGAGGCTGCTATCACTAAATCTCTTGTAGAATCTCGTGGAATTGATACTTCCCGTTTGGTAGTGGTCAATGTTGTTACTGTAGAGGAGTTTCGTGGAAAAGCACTCAAAGCGGTGGACCTTTATATGAAAAAACCTATGGAGGAACGCAAACCTTGTATGTTTGTGCTAGACTCTTTAGGTATGCTTTCAACTGAAAAGGAGATCACGGATGCCCTCAATGACAAGCAAGTTCGTGATATGACTAAATCTCAACTTGTGAAAGGTGCCTTTCGTATGCTTACCCTTAAGTTGGGTCAAGCAAACATTCCAATGATCGTTACCAACCACACTTATGATGTTATCGGCGCTTATGTTCCCACTAAGGAGATGGGAGGTGGTAGTGGTCTTAAGTACGCCGCTTCTACTATCATTTATCTCAGCAAAAAGAAAGAAAAGGATGGAACAGAAATCGTTGGAAACATTATCAAGGCAAAGACTGCTAAATCACGTTTGAGTAAAGAAAATCAAGATGTTGAAGTTCGTCTGTTCTATGATGAACGCGGTCTTGATCGCTATTATGGACTACTTGAACTTGGTGAAGAAGCGGGAATGTGGAAAAATGTTGCTGGTAGATATGAAATTAACGGTAAGAAAATATATGGGAAGGAAATACTGAAAAATCCAGAACAATATTTTACCGAAGAAGTAATGCAGCAACTTGATGCTGCCGCGAAACAACAATTCTCTTATGGAACGAATTGAAACAACTATTTTAAGAAACTTAATATTCAATGAAGACTACTCGCGCAAGGTCATACCTTTCATACAACCAGATTATTTTGAGCAGAAATCGGAAAAGATTATTTTTGAGGAAACTGTTCAATTCATTGTCAAATATGGTTCAGCAATTACAGTTGAAGCACTCTCCATTGAAATAGAGAATAGAACTGGTCTTAATGAAACTGAGATCAAAGAAACAAGAGAAGTAATTAATTCCCTTAACGATTCTCCAGTTGATAAGCAGTGGTTGCTTGATACCACTGAAAAATGGTGTCGTGATCGTGCAATTTATCTTGCACTTATGGAATCAATTCATATTGCAGATGGTAATAATGAAAAGAAAAATCGTGATGCAATTCCAAGCATTCTTTCAGATGCTCTTGCCGTAAGTTTCGATAATAATATCGGTCACGATTATTTGGGTAATTATGAGGAGCGTTATGAGTTTTATCATCGTAAAGAGGATAAGATCGAGTTTGATCTGGAATATTTCAACAAAATCACAAAAGGTGGTCTCCCTAATAAGACTCTCAATATTGCTCTCGCTGGAACCGGTGTTGGTAAATCGTTATTCATGTGCCATGTGGCTAGTTCCGTCTTACTGCAAGGCAGGTCCGTTCTCTATATCACTCTTGAAATGGCGGAGGAACGAATTGCTGAAAGAATTGATGCAAACCTCCTCAATGTTCCGATTCAGCAACTGGTTGATCTTCCGCGTTCAACATTTGAGAACAAGGTAAATGGTATTGCAAAAAAGACACAAGGTTCTTTGGTCATCAAAGAATATCCAACTGCTTCTGCTCACGCTGGTCACTTCAAGGCACTTTTGAATGAATTGTCTCTGAAGAAATCATTTAAACCTGATATTATTTTTATTGACTATCTGAATATCTGTGCTTCAAGTCGATATAAATCAAACCTTTCTGTGAATTCATATTCTTATATTAAGGCAATTGCTGAAGAACTTCGTGGTCTTGCTGTAGAATTTAATGTTCCGATTGTGAGTGCAACTCAGACTACCCGTAGTGGTTTTGGATCTTCTGATGTCGAATTGACTGATACTTCGGAATCATTTGGTTTGCCTGCTACTGCTGACCTGATGTTTGCTCTGATTAGCACTGAAGAATTGGAGCAACTTGGGCAGATTATGGTGAAACAACTTAAGAATCGTTATAATGATCCAACAATCTACAAGAGATTTATTGTTGGAATTGATCGTGCAAAAATGCGTCTTTATGATTGTGAGCAGACTGCTCAGAAGGACATACTTGACTCTGGACAGGAAGACGAGTATAATGATAATGAAGACAAAAAACCCAAAAAGTCATTCGAAGGATTTAAATTTTAATGGAACAAAAACACGTTAATTTTGATAAGTATGCTGAGTTTGTGGATGCCGTAACTTCTGATGCATCCAAGGACTTCCTCGCTCTTTCAGATCGTCTTGTTGCACTGGATGAGAAAGGTGCTAATATTGAGCGACTCTTGACTGCCTCTGTTGGTATTAATGCCGAAGGTGGTGAGTTTATGGAGATCGTTAAAAAAATGATTTTCCAAGGAAAACCCTATAATGAAGACAATCGTGAGCACCTGATTATTGAACTTGGTGATATTATGTGGTATGTTGCTCAGGCATGTATTGCACTTGATGTAACTCTTGATGATGTGGTTGCTAAAAATGTGCAGAAACTTCTCAAGCGTTATCCCGAAGGTGCTTTCGATGTTTACTTCTCCGAAAACCGTGCTGCTGATGACCGATGACTAAAGAAAAACAAATAACTCTAAAAATGGATATCCGCACTGCAGCAGCAGTACGCCAAATCCTTTTTGATTCTCAAAAAGGATATACATATGATGATGTATGTGTTCCTACTAGAATTACTGATATTCGTGAAGTAATTCAAGATATTGACGGAAAGATTAGTACTTCTATTGGTGAATAATAAATAATTTTAAAAAATGTCTTTGATTGGAAAAAATAAAGGAAGACCGACTACAAGAATTCAATTAGATTTGATTCTTAAGAGGTTTAAATCTTTCTTAAAAAGAGAACTTCGTCTTACTTATGATATTCCAATCATTCTTGTGGATGATGCAGATTTTGCTAAACACATCGCTGCATTTGGTGAAATTTCAAAAGAAAATGTAATTCATTTGAGTATCATCAATCGTCATCCTATGGATATACTGAGAACTCTTGCCCATGAATTTATCCATTACAAACAACATATGGAAAAAGGTCTAGACCGCAAGAGTTCTCATGCCGGCAGTCCAATAGAAAATCAGGCAAATGCAAAAGCAGGAGAACTGATGAGAAAATATGGACAACTTTATCCAGAACTATTTGACCTCATGCCTGTTAGGTGATATAATGGTCTTACTTGGGGAATTAGCTTAGTTGGTAGAGCGTCTGCTTTGCACGCAGAAGGTCAGCGGTTCGAATCCGCTATTCTCCACTTGCCCAAATGGTGTAATTGGTAGCCACGCAAGTTTTAGGCACTTGTTCCGTAAGGAGTGGAGGTTCAAGTCCTCTTTTGGGCACTTCTAAATAAAAATAAAATGGCAGAAAAAATATCAGCAAATAGAGGTGATTTATTTGAAGTATTTTTTGCTGCAGCTGTTGCTGCTAGATTTGTAAAAAGAGCAAAAACAAAAACTTCAAGAACTTTACCAACAGTTAATGTATCCGATGTTGATGCTATTCTAACTGAAATGATGAAGAAGGGATATGTAAAACAAGTTAATGATGTTGGTAGTGCTGTAATTGATACGGTATCTGTATCAGTTTCTGTTCCAAAAAAAGCACAAGATTTTTTAGCAACGAAAGCAAATTGGACAAAAGTTTCTGATTTAAGAAATGGTGCAGTATCTTTTGTAAATTCTCATAGTAGACTTAACGCACAAGCAAGAGGTCTTTCTATTAATGCGCGTGAAGACTTTATTAGAGTAACTGCTGCCGGAACTGAAGATCAAAAAGGAACAAAAGCGGATGTTAAGGTGGAGGTTAATTCTCCAACAAACCCAGATAAAAGATTTAGAAATATTGATTACTCTCTAAAGGTTGAGGGGGGTGAGCAATTTCACCAAGTTTCTGGGCAAGGTTTTGATAAATTTTTGAATATATTTGGTGAGATGGGTCTAGATGTTTCACCAATAGCAGAAAAATATCAAGATTTTATAGATGAATTTTTTGATAAAGAAGTTTTTACTAAAAAATATACTTCTAGAGATAATGCAAAAAGCACCGGTGGTGGCGAATATTTAAAAAAAGCTGCTAGGTTAGTTTACACTTATGCTACTCAAAAATTAAATGAAGGATTAGATACTGAAGAAAAAACTGATGTAAAATCCAAATTTGCCGATTATATTATCTACGGTCTATCAAGAAATGTTAATACTGAACTTGTTAAATTTGCTGGAGATGGTAAAGTTAAAACCAGAGTTGCTAATAGAGAGTTTAGAGAAATACTGGCAAATAGTAGATTCAATGCAAGAATTAATGCATCTGGTGATCCCAAGATTGAAATT